ATGTGCTATTTCACAACGTAATTTAATACCTACTAATTGTCCTACATTGTTGGTATCAAAATCATCGCCATCTTCTAAACCTAATGCAACATTTAACATCATACCCATCGCCCAAACACTTGTGCTGTTATTGAAGTTATATGTATTTTGTAAATTAGCACCATCTTCAACATCTTTCATAACTAATACTAACTTATTAGGAGCTCCACTAGGAGTAACTTTAGCCTCTACTATTTCTAATACTCTTTCTCCTTCTTGTACTGTTTTAAATCCACCTTTTAAATTAATTTTAATTCTTGTCATTTCTATTCCTCTTCTTTCTTTTTATTTTTAGTTAATGTATAACTTTCCACTTCTTCACAATAATTATTATATAATTTATTTTCATTTTCAGCAAATAATTTTTCATTGAATTTATTTGTTACTTTTTTTGTTAATTTATATGCACCACAACTACTTGTGTTAGAATCAATCATTTTATTTTTTATACTTGTTTCTAATAATTTTAATCTTTTTTCTAATGCTGTTATTCCTGATGTTTCTTTTAATTCATCAATTTTTAATGCTAAATTGATAGCATCTTCACATACATCAAATAAATCATTATCTTTAGTAACATCAGTATCTCTAATTAATTTTAAATAATCTTTATCTTTTTCTTCATCAAATGATGGTGATATTCCTGTTGTTACATGATTATTCCACCATTCTTTAGCTAGTTGCATACATCCTTCAATATTATAATATATACCATCTATTTCAAATATCATATCTTTTAGTTTTTTAACAACCATTGTCGTATTCTTTTCGTTTACTACAACATCTTCAGGTCTACCATAATCAACATCATCAAGGAATGTACAAGCAAATAATACTCTATCTAAACCTTTAATATAAGAATATAATGCACCTTGTAATAAATACTCTACAGGTACATTTCCATTTTTCCATTGTTCAGGATGACCACTTGTTTTACATTCACATATCATAGTAATAGTTTTTTTATCATTCTTTGTAGATACAGCATCAATAACTCCTCCGAAAATAGTACTTTCATCTTTGAAGTTATTAAATTCATATTCTTTAAATGATTTACCATAATAATCTTTAATACTCATAACATTAGGAAAATGTTTCCCTACATACTCTATTATTTTTGGTTCTAGAACACGTCCAGCATTTAAATATTTATTATCTTCTATTTCTGGTCGAGCTAGTTTAGTTATTTCACACCATGCTTGAAAAGGTGTTGAATATTTATTTAGACCTAGTATAGAACTTAATCTATGTCCACTAATTTTTAATGTTTGTTTAGGAGGAGCGATTACAATATTATCACTCTCTCCATATTCCCATTTCTTACTCATTTTCTTTTTCCTCTAATTTTTCAATGGCGTTTTCAAAACTTAAAGTTTTACTTAATACCTCAGTATCTGTTATAGTGCCATCAAGAATAGCTTTTAATGTTTTAGCTCCTTTTGTTTCGTCTCCTGATATTTCTCTATAGGTATATATTAAACTTGTTAGTTTTTTAATATCTTCTTCATCAGCATCTTGTGATGTTTGAACTACTTCTTTTTTAATTTCTTCCTTTTTTCCTGTACTAATAAATACTCTTGGAGTATTTTCAACTTTACCTTTATTTGGTATATTAACACCATCTAATGATACATTATTATCTTCATCACCGAAATTAACTTCTTTACCATTAAATATTTTTGGAGTAAAGTTTTTATCAAACCAATTTCTAAATGCGAATGTAGATGCCCCGTTAACAGCTTTATCTACAGAGTCACTACCTTGTGACATTTCACAATATCTTTTTTCTTCACCAGTATCAACATCAGTTAATGTAAATACACAACTAATTGTTGCTATGTTTTGTGGTGAACCTGTAGCCGGTTTAAAAGCACCTAAATCTAATCGATCAACATTTATTATTTCAAATGAAAAGTCTAAACCTACACTTAATGCTACTTCTTGAACAGCTTGATAATATTGTTCAATACTAACATATTCTCCTCCACCTAAATTACTAGGTAATTCTTTATCAAGTATAAAGTTTCTTTTTCTTATTTCGTCTCTGAAATTTTGTATCTTTTTATATAATGCTGCTTTATAATCAACTTCTATAATATTTTCACTATACATTTCCTCATTTCCTTTCTTTTCTTCTTTACTTTTCAATTCCTTAACTAATTCAATTAATTCATCTTTTTTTAATTTGTCTAATTTCTCTTCCATATACACTTTTCCTTCTCCTTTAAAATCACTAATTTTTTGCTTAGCATATTTAATATACCATAATTTATTTATTTTATCAATAGTTATTTTATCATTTTTATTATCTACTATTGGATTTACAGGACAACTTGCCAAACTATCTTTTCTTCCATCGGGTTTTATTTTATATATCTTCCCTGTTGGTTCGTATCCTGCATATATTCTATTATTTCTTTGTAACTCTGTTTGATTACCATCTTTATCTTCAAGTACTATTTTTTCATAAGTACTACCTAAATGATTTATTACTTGAAATTTAATAGGTTCGTTGCAATTGTTAATAGTTGTTTCAACTGGTATATTGAATAATAAATTTTTCAATATTGCCTCAGCACATATTGCTAATGAATTAGCTTTAAAGCTAGGTTCATAAGTAGTTATTATTCTATTATCTTTATCAATTGTAATATTAGGGCAACCAGCAAAACAAGCACCTTTATAATTAACAACCTTTCCTTTAGGTGTTTCAACTATTTCACAATAATTGTTTATGTCTCTCATTATTAATTTTAGTATTTTATCTTCTTCTAATTCTAATCTATATCTTTCTTGCCATTTATTTAATACTTCTTTAGCTTCATCAACATGATTTTCATCTATCTCAAACATTACCGCATCAGTATTAGATTCAATTAATCGTAATGTAGGTATTTTTCTTAAATCATTAATCAATATAAGTAAAGCACATTGTCCACTTATACAAACTGACCTACATTGTCTTATATCATATAAATCGTTGAATTTAGCACCTAGTGCACCGTAATAAGTATTTAGTGGAAGTTTCAAAGCATTTGCTAATTTCTTATTACCTTCATGTTTAGCTTGTATTCTAAGAGCTTTTAATTCGATATATCTATTGGCATCCGGTTGATTTCTACTAGAATAACCGTATTCGCATATCAAACTAGGATATAGCGAGGGAAGAAACGTCAAAATTTAATAATAGACGTTTCATTTACATCACCTACTTTTCTTTCGATTTTTTCATTTGTTCTTCTTTCATTATCTTTTCTAACTTATTTTGTACTAAGTAGATAAATGAAATAAATAATAATATAATATTTAAGAATAACAATATAAATAATGATTCATTCATGATAATCCTCCGTTCTAAAATCATCACTAACATACACATAGTTATTTATAGCTAGGTGTATTCCACCAGCTCCTACGTTACCTTTAGTTTCATCGATTTCTAGTTCTAATTTTTCATCATCAATGTCTCTTTTTCCTTCGATAAATTCATCGAAATATTGTTTAGCTCTTTTATCTATTTTAGTTAATTCAAAATTATCAGGATACTTATAATCATTTTTATCATTGTGTTCTTTTCTTTTAGCATTTAGGAATTTAGCTGTTAAATTAGCATTTGTCAAACCTAAACCAATAATTGGATCAATATTACCCATTTGACAAATAATCCATTTTGCTTCAAAATAATCATGTCTTTTCTCAAATAATATCATAGTTGCATCAACATCATGCTCACAATAATATAGTACTTCTTCATATTGTTGCTTAGTCCACTTAGTTGGTAAATCAAAAGGTATAGTTGTTTCAGTAATATCTAACCCTAAATTACCTTCTATTTCTTTTAATGATTTCATTGGTACTATATCTTGAATAGTATCCCATACAGGAAATGGTTCTATATATTCACCGTAGTCTATTTCCCAACCTTGAATTCCACTAACTATCTTATCATTAACTTCTTTTACTTCTTCTATACTAAACCCAGCTAGTATAGCTTTTAATATATATTGGTCATATCCTTTAAAATTATGTCCTACAAATATAACATTATTTTTCATCATAAAAGAATATATTTCTTCTCTTGGTGAATTATGAAATATTTTTTCTTCTTTAGTTACATAATTTTTACAAACAAGTAAC